CTGTGACTTCAGCGTGATACCACGGCGGGTTGCAAGCACGGCGACGTTAGTCGTCTGGCGAGCATAGGTCGAGGAATCATCTGTTACAGTGCCAGTTTCCGTCTGGAAAACTGCGCTACCGTAAGCGCTCTGCTGATTGAACGCGTGCACGAGGCCGTTTGCCGGCTCCTTGCGGATGCGCTCGAAGAATGGGAACTTCTTTACGAACAGCGAGTAAAGGATTGGCTCTAGGTCCTGTCGGATAAGGGCCGCGCCGCCGCTGCTGTCAAGAAGCTTGGCGATGTTGGGGTTAGCAACTGCCAACTGATTAAGGACGTCGGACGAAGCCTGCTTGCCGGTCTCGCGGGCTGCCTGAATGTCAAGCATCTCGTGAAGGTCGGACGTGTTCATCTTCGAGAACTTCTTGCGAAGGTCCTTCTGAATCGCGTAGGCCTCGGCGGCGTCGAAAGTCTTCCCTGCGCCCGAATCTCGGGTCACTACGGACTCGTTAAGGGTTTCAAGACCCTGCTCGAATCCGCCTAGGATCTCTCGGTTGTCGCTCATGATTTATTACTCCTGAGTCTCCAGCACACGCTGGATGTATGGGCTTAGCCAAGGGGCGGATGTTGCCATCTCTCCCGTGGCGCGCTTGAAGGCTGGAACATGACCGACGGGGACGTCAATCAGTCTGCCAACCAGGTCCAATGTCTTTTCCAACTCCAGCTCGACCTTGGCCTTTGCAGCAATGACTTCGGCAACGCTCTTCTTAAGAGCAGTTACCTCTGCCTGTGCGGCAAGTGCTGCATCTAGCGCAGACTTGGCAATTTCGGCGACCTCGGCAAGGGCTGCTGTATCGACCGACTTATCATCCGCAGCAGCTTCAGGCTCTGCGGCATGTTCAATTTCCGTTGCTGGAGCTTCCGCCGGAGCCTCTGGCTCAACGGCTGGTGCCTCCACAACGGGGGCCTCTTCGACCTTCTCTTCTGCTGGCGCCTCTGGCTCCACAGCAGCTACAGCATCGGCGGCCGCCTGGGCCTGTCGTGCAGCAATCTCTAGGTCGGTATCCTTGACGACATCTGCGCCAAGCTCTTCGAGTACGGCAATGTGATGCGGCTTTGGCTCCTCCTCGGCGGCGGTCTCCTCAACGGCGACAGCCTCCTCAGCGGCGACCTCAACCGGGGCAGCCTCCTCGGCAACGGGCGCTACGGCCTCGTCAACAATAATCTCGTTCTCGTTTTCCACGTTCTTTACCTCCAATGGTTCGCCCTGCGGGCGCTGATCTTGGTCGATGCCCGAGGTCAGTACTTCTGCCTCTCCTGGCTCTTCAACTTCATGCGTCTCGATAACAAGGCTATCAAATGATTTTGCGGCACGAAGGGTGGACATTTTGTGCCCAACAATTGTGTCCGTTGCCTTGTCATCTTTATAAACGCGAATCAAGACGGCTGGATTGCCCTCTTCTGCGTTAATGGTAAATGAAGAACCGGGCACCTCAACGCTGCCATCGCGCACAATCTTAGTGATTTTGCCGCGAGCCGTTCCCCCGCTGGAGCCCCAGCTGACCATGTCGCCAACCACAAAGTTGCCGCCGGCCTTCTGCTCTTCAACAGCAGCGTTGCGAAGGCTCTTTACAGCGTTCTGTAGATATGAACGCTGGTTTGCCGGAATGCCAACAACTGATGCCTCCATCAACTTGACGCTATCAATAACGTATGTCTCTTCTCCGGTAGACTTGTCAACCTTTTTGCTAACTCTGTCAACCTTTGCGCCAATTGAAAGCCCAAGCTTGACACCACGCTTGATTGCGCGGTAAGCGCGAATAGCCTCTGGGTTCTCGTCCTCAGAAACAACAGATATATCAACATCAAGGTCGAAGACCTCTTGACCGGTTTCGTCAATACGCTTTACAATGCGCGCGTCCTTGACGGAGCCAAAAAGGTCGTCGGGGACCTGGTATTCGTGGTTGAGCCAAATAGTCATATTCTGCTTGGCGGTAGCTTCCATGCTCTTCAAGGCAGATAGGGTCATCTCATCTCCGTGGAGGTCCCTAATTGTTGAAGAAGTAGTGCCAGTCACGTAGCGGTCGCCGTTATCAGCCTCGTAAGCCTTTAACGCGTTTGTATAGATCTTGAAATCAGACATGATTCCCCCTATATGGCCAACGCAACTTGGTCAGCCGATAGATAATACACATGCTTTATCCTGTAACACAACTCGCTACAAATCTATACCTATAGTATCTGCACGCAGTTGTGTGTCTAGTGTCATACCATCTTGAAAGCATGATAACATACCCCCTATGGAAAAATGCATACTTTGCGAACAGATACGCGAGTCGGGTTCTGAGGTCCAGGACTTGGCGTCGGCGCTCCTTCGCCTACAAAGAACCATCCAGCCAATCTTGGAAAGCTACGATCACCAGCGCAAGGCCCACTTCCGGTGCGCCCTGTGCACCATCCTGGTCGGGGAATCCCACACGGAGCAAAACCTAGTCCTTGAACCAATGGTCCCACGGGCCAAGGGTCAAAAGCGTTACGCGGTTTGCCCCAATTGCCACAAGCATCTAAAATCCCTTCGCATGAGCGTTCCGCAGGCAAGAAAGTATCACCAAAGACTTGACGAAATATTGCAAAAGGAAGAAGAGATAGAAGAGGCCAGCTTGCCAACCCTGGAAGAGGCTGAGGCGGAGGCTAAAGCCTGGGCGCTGGAGTCGTTGACAGATAATGAGTCCTGACATTCAATCAACCGTAGAGGTTGAGTTTGTTGATATTACCTGCGTAGTTCCTGTATGGTGGAGTCCATACATGTCGCAGCACACGGTAACGTATCGCAACGGGAGAAGAGTGGTATCCTGCACAAGAGCAGAAATGCAGGATCACGTAAACAAGCAAATGACGGATTCAATTTTTCGCAGGGCATTGCGAGGCGGAATTCGAGGGAGAGGCTAAATGGCAGATGACAGGTCGCTAATTGACCGGATATTGAATCGAGAATCTACAAGCCTAAAGGCCGGCGGTTCAGCAATTGTTCCCGATTACGACATCGGGCCATACGCCCGTGGTGTCGGCAGCGTGCAAATGACCCGCAGGAGTGTTATGCAGCTGCGCAAGTGGTCCCGCAGCAACCCATGGATTCGCGCTGCAATCAACCTCCGCCGCCAGCAAGTTAGTCGCGCCAAGTGGGACATTGTTACCTACGACGGAGAGCAGCGCGGCACAATTCGAAAGATTAACCAGGTCAAGGAGCTTTTGCGCTACCCAAACCGCCGCATGGACTCCTGGCGCTCCCTTATTGAGCCAGTTGTCGAAGACATTCTCGTGCTTGATCAGGGCTGCATTGAAGTCATTCCGACGCGTGGTGGCGCTATTGGGCTTGAAGGAGCAAAGCCAGTAGCCGAACTCATTGCAAAGAACGGGGGCAGCATTGCCTTCAATAATGAGTGGGACGGGGAAAACGACACCGACCCGCGATATTTTGAGGTTGACGAAACTGGTCGGCAGATTCGCAAGTTTAAGAACCATGAGCTTTTGGTCATCATTGCAAACCCTGTTACTTATTCGCCTATCGGACTCTCTCCGCTAGAAGTTCTTGCGGACACGATTGAGGCCGACCTTACGGCTGCCGCCTACAACGCAAAGGCAGTTTCCCAGGCAGCGCCTCCGGGCGTATTGCATCTTGGCGAAGGCATCCGCGCAGACCAGGTTGATTCATTTAAGGCGTATTGGGACACGGAGATTTCCGGACGCAGCCAGATTGCCATTACCGGCGGCGGCAAGGGCGTGCAGTGGATTCCACTTGCCTCGTCAAACCGCGACATGCAGTTCATGGAGTGGCAGGTCTACCTTGCCCGCAAGATCTGCGCCGTATTCGGCGTGCAGCCACAAGACATTGGCATTACCATGGACGTCAACCGTGCAAGCGCAGAGGTTGGAGCGGCATTTACCGCCGACAACGGCATTGCCCCGCTGCTTGACCTTATTGCCGAGTACATGACCCGCGAAATCATTTGGCGCTACGACAAGAACCTTCGCTTTGTGTACACAGAGGTTGGCCGAGAGAGCCAAAGCACCATGTCTAACTATTACAAGGCTGCTCTTTCGGGCATGCCGTGGCTAAAGCTGAACGAGGCCCTGCAAGAGCGTGGTCATGAAGGCATTGGCGGAATGGGCG